GCGGACCAGGACCGGTGCATGTCGGAGCACAGCCGGGCAATCGAGTTGGAAACGCCGCAGCCGGCCAGTTTCGGTTGCATTCAATTGGGGGGGGTTCATGAGATTAACGCAGCATTTCACCAGCAAGGAGATGATGTGCCCATGTTGCAGCATGATGGGCATGGACCGGGAGGTCCTTGACATTATCGAGGTGGTGCGCCAGGAGTATGGCAAACCGATGATTATCAACAGTGCGTATCGTTGCGAGAAACATAACGAGGCCATCGGGGCCAGCCCGAGCAGTTCGCATGTCCTGGGACTGGCACTGGACATCCGGTGCGAATCATCCGGGGAGCGTTACGGACTGCTCCGGCATTTGATGAAACATTGCACCCGTCTGGGGATCGGGGCCGGATTCATCCATGCCGATTGGGACCACCTGAACAAACCCCCTAACGTGGTCTGGGCCTACTATGATTGATGTGCACCAGTTCCGGTGCCCGGTCTGCCAGACCCAGAGTGTCCTGGCCGACAACATGATGAAACAGGTGATTTTCATATGCCAGCATTGTGGTTTCCGGGAGGTGGTCCAGCACAAGTTCAAGGCCCACAAGGCCCCCTATTATTTTATTTCAGGCCAGACCCCTGGCCTTCCGGACATGCTGGGCAAGAATTGAATGAAACTATGGTGGACATCCTGGCTGCTATTTTTGATGCTTGCAAGCCCCCCTTTGCTTGCCTCCGATCGTCCGGTTCCCCCTCCTCCGGACACCGCAATCAGCTGGGATGTCCACCGGTCCCTCGGCATCGTGATGGTGTTTGAAACCGATCGCGGCAAACTTTTTTTCGCGCATCCGGTACTGTACGCCCGGCAAGTGCCCGAGTGCCGCGGCATGACCATCGAGGACACCGGGCCGCATCTCTGGGTGATCGAATCGGACATGACCGGGGTGCCGATCAAGTACACGATTTTAAAAAATCCAACGGGCTACCGGTACGAGGATGAGCCCTGGCAACCCTGGGTCTGGCAGTCGTTCAAGGACCTTAACTTAAATTAGGAGTACAGAGAAAATGAATGACATTCTAATGGCACTGAAGGGAAAAAAAACTTTTATCCTGAGTTTTATCGCAATTTCAAGTTTATTTTCGGAGCTCCAGGGCTGGTGGATCGCCCCGAAAGAGTGGTACATGATGCTTGGATTCGGCGGCATGGCAAGCGTTCGCGCCGGGATGGATAAGTAATGCCACGGGACTACCGCAAGGAGTACGATAATTATCAATCACGCCCGGAGCAGCGGAATAACCGGAGCTCGCGGAACAAGGCGAGGCGGAAAATGACAGCAGCCGGCCGGGCAAGCAAGGGGGATGGCAAGGATGTCCATCACAAGGACAGCAACCCTCGCAATAATTCCTCGAAAAATCTGACCATCATGGGCAGATCGTCAAACAGGAGAAGAAAAAAATGATGATGCCGTTCGTTCACTACCTGGTCGCGTTTCTGATCGGCTGGAGCATAGCCGCCTGGATCTACTGATGACCCTTTACCTGGTCGGCAGCGCGGTGCTGTTTGTTGTGTTTATTTTCTGGTACGCCTACCGCCAGGGTAAGCGGATTGCCGATTTGGGTGCCCTGGTCCGGGGCAACAAGCTGCACAACGAGGTTCGTAAAAAAATAAAGGAAATCGATGCGAAAACTAAAAAGAAACTGCGCGGTATTACTCGCAGTCGCGCTCTTAAGTTCTGGCTGCGCGGGAGTAAGCCAGAGGACCCTTGAAACATTCGATGCACCGCCCATACCGGCCATCCAGCCGGAAGCATCCGGACCGCACATTATTCTGCCGGATGATGATTTTATTGATCTGACCAAGTACGTCCTCGAGCTCCAGGGCCAGCTTGAGAAATGCAACGCCCAGGCGGAGGTCTTTAATGGAGAGAGATGACAAGGGTCAGTTCAAGGACACGGGGAAAGCCGTTAAAACCCGTGGGCATATCAATAAAAAGGAACGGGAGAAAATTGATGACCTCTGCAAACGCAAGGGGTTCAATCCGGTCAACTGGCTGATCGAGGTTGCGGAAAACGAGGACATCCCCTGGAGGGAGAGGATCCGCGCCACGATCGAAATTAATGCCTGTTTACATCCGAAAAAGAAAGCGATGGATGTGGCAGTCGATCAGACAATCACATTGGTACGACAAAACATGCTGGAGGCAATTGATGTCACAAATATCGATACCTCACTTATACCGGCCGCGTACTTATCAAAAGCCGGTCTGGCTGGCGATGGAGGTGGGAATAAAAAGATTGGTCCTGGTGTGGCACCGAAGGTGCGGAAAAGACACAACAAGTCTTAACATAATGATCGACCGTATGCTGCAACGGCCTGGATCCTACTACCATTTATTCCCGACCGCCAGACAAGGCCGAAAAGCGATCTATGAAGGGATCAACAAGGACGGCCACGCTTTTCTCGATCATTTTCCGAAACAGATCATTGTGCGGAAGAATGACCAGGAGATGCTGGTCGAGGTCAAGGGTGAGAAAGGCAACTCGATTTACCAGGTGGTCGGCACCGACAAGGGTATGGATTACCTTCGAGGGACCAACCCGGTCGGCGTGATCTTCTCGGAATACTCGAGAATGAGCCCCGCGGTCTGGGACACGATCCGTCCGATCCTCCGGGAAAATGACGGGTGGGCCATTTTTGCGTACACCCCCTGGGGCGAGAACCATGGGTACGAACTCTACAACATGGCCAAGGGCAACGAGGATTGGTTCGCATCGTTCCTGACGGTGGATGACACCCGTGACAAGGAGGGCAAGCGATTGATCTCCGATGCCGATGTCCAGGAGGAAAAAGACTCCGGCATGAGTAAAGAAATGGTCGCGCAGGAATTTTACTGCTCATTCGCCTCGGCACTGCCCGGAGCGTATTTTGCCAGCGAAATGGAGTCCTCACTCGAACAGGGCCGGATCACCCAGGTCGCTTACGAGCCGGAACTCCCGGTGGACACCTACTGGGATCTCGGGGTGTCAGACGAAAATGCGATCTGGTTCGCGCAGCATGTCGGCAATGAAACCCGGCTGATCGATTACTATGAAAACTCCGGTGAGGGCCTGGTGCATTACATCCAGGTACTCCGCGGCAAGGATTATGTTTACGGGCGGCATTTTGCGCCGCATGACATCGAGGTTAGGGAATTTTCCACGGGACGATCCCGGCGCGACACGGCGCTCAATCTCGGGATTGATTTCATAGTCGGCAAGAAGATTGACAAGATGGAGGCGATCGATGCGCTCCGGCGCTTTCTAAGCCGTTGCTGGTTTGACCAGGAACGATGCAAGCTTGGGATTGCGGCACTCCGGAATTTTCACAAGGCGTACAACGATAAGACCCGGACCTTTTCATCCCCGGTCCACGATTGGAGCTCACACGGGGTGGACGCGCTCATGGAATGTTCCAACGCCTATTACCTGGACGGGTTCGAGGCCGGGGGCAGTAAACCGAGCCGGACCCAGAATGAATACGACATTTTCAATTCCGGGAGAAACTTTTCTTTTTAGGATTGCCAACTTGATAAAAAATTAATTACCTTGCTAACTAGAATATTTTAAAGGAGTAAAAATCATGGGTTCATTATTTGGATCACCGAGCATTCCCAGCCCTCCCCCCCCGGCTCCGATGCCCGTTTTGCCCCCGCCGCCCCCGCCGCCGCCCCCGCCGCCGCCACCCCCCGAGCCGCCGGCAGAGATCGACAAGTCGGCCGAGGAAATGGAAGCGCGGAAAGCCGTACTGGCGAGAAAGCGAAGAGGCCGGCAGTCCACGATTATGACCGGGGCCCTTGGAGATACATCCGAGGCCAGTGCGTACAAGAAGAAATTACTGGGAGATTGATGTGGGCAGTGCGATGTTGCAATTTTTGGCTAAAGAACATTTTACGCCAGACGGCCTTCCAAGAGAAGGAGCTAACGTAATAAGCTGGGGGCCGCCAGAGAACAGGCAAAGGGAAAGATATTTAGAAAAATATGGTGCCAAAACGGACGATGACCGGAATTTTCTTAGAAGTTTATCAACTAATGCAACTCCGAAAAAGGTTGAACAAAAACCTCCAACGGTAAAAGCATCTCAAGCGAGTGTTGTAAAAGCGGAACCTAAAAAAATAGA